GGGAAGATCATATAATCTACCTGACCGTCCTTATCGACAACTAGATCCATCATCTCGTCCATGAACGCGAAGCTAAGTGCCCCACCGTTCACTCCCGTAGCAGCAGTTTGACCGGCTACTAGAAGGGACTGAAGGCCAGGGAACGTAAAGTTCGTGCCATCACCAGTGATGAAGTCCTGTTGGTATTGACGACCGGCTGACTTAGCCTTAGATGCGATCTGAACCGCAGTCTGGTCGTTTCCGTCACCCGAACGGGTAACTTGAATGAGACCGTTGATCTCAGCATCACCCATGATTGTGGTCAGAGTACTAGTGACCTGGGTGAAGGTGGCCGCGTCTTTAGCAGCCTGTCGTGCAGCCGCGTTAGTGCCGGAAGCACCCGCGCCAATATCGCCGTCAGAATCACCGACGCCAACAGTTGCCACAGGGCCAAGAGCATTTTCACGATTGTACGCTAGAGCATTACCTTCGATTCCATCGAAAGGTAGAATTTCAAACATGCGGTTGACGGTGATGATATTCTCAATCACGCCAGCCACTAGTTCATCTTGAGCCAGCTTTGCGGACTCAGCTAGAGTGACTGTAGGCATTTTTATCCTCCATAAAGGTGTTACCTATCCAAAAATGTGGTTCCGAAACCAAGGCGCAGCATCCCGCCGCCTGATTATCGACCCCACTGAGGATCACCCTTAGAGGATCTATTCCTTGCTGGACTATCGGACAATTAGAATCACTCCAATTGTCCTGTCCGAACCTAATTCAATTATGAGTTTAACAAAGCTGGTTAACCCTGTCAACCCCCTTTTGATACTACGGCGTAGTGCCGATTTTTAATACTTTCATGTTGCATTTTCTACACTTGCAGTTAGGATCATCCACCACTCGCCCGAGTTTAGTATCATATTTTTGTTGGTGATACATTTCGGGCTGGTTTAGGAGGAACCTACGGACGTTAGCTAGTTCAACCATTTACGTCCCAATTCCTGCTCTCTTACTGCCTGCTTGTGCCAAACGGTCAAGACCAGCAGAGATCTTTTGATTAGGAGACTTGTCTCCCGTATTTTGGTTTGGAAGCGGATTGGTCTTACGTTCACCGGGGTCTCTTCCAGTGCCACCCTTCTGAGTGTCACTTTCGAAATTCCCACCGAAATCAGGATCTTGCTTAATTTCTTCAACAAGACCGCCGACCTTCATCCAACCACCAGCACCATCAGAACGGAAATCGCCCTGTGAGTCTACAACTCGTACGACGTAATCGCCCTGTTCGTCTCGAACGACCTTACATTGACGCTCTACGTGAGGCATAAGTACAGCCACCTTACCTTTAGCACCAGTAATTTCACGGGTAGCAACGTCAGAGATAAGATGCTTCTGTAGGGCTCTATCCCTATCTTTAATGTCCGCATCTTTGGCTGCAACAACTTCGTCCTGCTTACGCTGATAATCCATCTTAATCTTATCAAGATTGAGACGCATTTCCTCACCACCTTTAACCTTACCAACAAGGTCAGAAATGTGGTCAGTTACAGCAGCAACAACTCCGTCGTCATGTTCATCTAAACCGAGGTTACTTGCCATCTCTTCGAATGCTTGGATTACCTTGCGGCGGGATGCTGATTCATCGCTGGCCGTCTTTTTGTCGCCTCGGGCTTTGCTGAGTGAGTCCGCTGTTCCAACGTAATCATCCACAATACCCTTGGCTGCACCTGAAACAGTATAGACTTCTACGCCATCATCGTTTTCCCCTCGTTCGTAGAGTCCACGATACTTTCCAGGTACAATATCTTCAAAACTGTCAATTTCAACAGTTCTATGTTCATTGAACTTAAAATCTGCCATTTTATAAAACTCCTAACTGGCTGAGGTTTTCCATCCAGTTAGTATACACTATATTCCTGTGTTGTCAAGGGGATGCCGTTAAGGTCTAAAGTCCTGACTTTCGGCACGTCTAACAGGAACCATATCTAATAGAAAATTCAATTGAGTTCCTGAATCTACCATACATGCAACCCCTTTAGTATTGGTTAAAACAAGAGAAAAAGTTCCATCTTCAAGATCACTACCAAAAAGCTCAAAAAGGTAATTTTTCTTTGTAACTCCTATAATTAGAGGAATTTCTTGAAACTTTTGTTTAAGAGTTTCAACCACAGTTGTATGATCACTACATCCAGGAGGATATTGTATTTGTCGTGCTACAGGGGGGTTTGGTACTGGCCCTGGGGCCGTTTCTTTAGGCACAAGCTGAGTAGGAGGCCCAGAAGGTTCTCTATTCGGCTCCCCGCCATGTGCAAATGGAGCTATACCTAAAGTAAGAATGGCGACCAAAGCCCATAAAGTAAATATCTTCTTCATATTTAAACCCTCTTTATAGTTGTAGGCGTTACATCCTCGTATTCTGCGTCTTCTATTAGTAGGTTTTCTTTTTCTTCTTTTTCTTTTTGAAGTGCTTCTGCATTTCTTCTGTTAACCTCACCTGATTCTTTTTCCCATTGCTCTGTATCATTGCCAGCCATAGGGAGTACGGCAACCCCGACCTGTCCTCCGACGTTGACATCTACTCTTTTCCTTTCACCATAAATTTCAGGTCTTTTAGCTTTTAGCATAAACTGGGCGAGACCATCCGACCATTGCATTTCTTCATCAACCTTTTGGCCTCTAAAATAAACACCTTTCGCAACACCTTCAAAAGCACGTTTAGCTGCTTCAGCTTCCCATACATCAATAGCTGCATTTTCAGCCGCCTCCCAAGCTTCTGCAAACTCGGGATCTGTCTTTCGATACTTATTAACCATCTGAGAATCTGCATAGCCAGCAGCTTTAGCAGCCGCAACAACTGCACCTGTCTTTGCTAGGGCCTTTAAGAATATCTTCTTTTTCTTATTGGCTATCCGAATTGATGCTCCCTTTATCTTTGGCTTGGGGACTATTCTTCCCCGAGTCGTGGTCCGCATCTCTCTCGCCACTATGTCTTTCGTCATGTGTTGCTTCCCATAATGCTTTTCTACTACGTGTCATGGGACGTTTAGGTCGAGTCTTAAGTGTTAGTTTTTTAGTTATATGTGCCACTTACTCGCACTCTTTACGTCCGGTGACGCTATCAGTATAACAAAAACTTACCGGTTCGTCTACCGATTCTTCATCTTTCTTGACAGCGTTCCGTATTCCTGCTCTTTTCCCGCCAACCTGGAAAGTAGAGACTCCTTTACAACCAAGCTCCCATGCTTTCATATAAATGTCCTTAAAATCCTCCCAATCTGTATCCGCAGGGACATTACAGGTCTTGGAAACAGCAGAATCAGTAAAATATTGTGCAGTAGCCAAAACCGCTAGATGTTCTGAGACGGTGACCTTTTCGGCAATCTTTCCTTTAACGCCAAAAAACTTGGAGCCATGATCTTCAAGTCTAAATTCCCTATTTCCTCCTGGGAGATTGACATTTCTATCTTCTTCATAGGAAAAAACAGGCTCAACACCGGAGCTAACGTTGTCAGCAGACATACTAATAGTACCAGTAGGAGCCACAGAAATGAGGTGAGAGTTGCGTAGCCCGTATCGACCAATATAGTCCAAAGTTTCATCATCTAAAGCGCCTCCGGTAATAAATCGTCCTGCTAGGTATCTCTCTTTATCGAACATAGGGAAAGACCCCTTTTCTTTAGCCAACAAAGCACTGGCTCTATAAGCTTCATTAGTTATGCGGTTCATAACTTGACGTTCAAAATCCAAGAAATTACCAGAACCATAAGCATAACCGAGGGCTTCCCCGGCATTAGCCAATCCTGTAATACCTAGACCCATCCGACGCTTTGCCTTAGCTTCTTTCTCTTGTTCATATAAAGGATAACGAGCAACATCCACCACATTATCCATAGCGCGGACAGCATGAGGTATGTCCTCAATAAGTTGGTCCCAATCAAATGACCACCTAGCACCTTGCTTAGTGATAAACTTGGTCAAGTTAAGCGAACCGAGAAGGCAAGCTCCATAGGGAGGAAGAGGTTGCTCACTACATGGGTTTGTTGCTGCTATGTTCTCACAATAATAGAGATTGTTCATTGCATTCATGGAATCAATAAAAATCACACCCGGCTCAGCATGATCCCATGTAGCCCGCATAATTTGATCCCAAAGGGCAAGAGCATCTACTTCTCTATATGTTCTTCCACCCCATCGCAGCATGAAAGGTTTTTGATTTGCCACGCATTCCATGAACTCATCTGTGACTGCGATGGACAGATTGAATCCAGTGAGTTTATATTCATTTTGCTTAATGTGGATGAATTCTTCAATGTCGGGATGATCCACACGCAAGATACCCATTTGGGCTCCACGTCTATGACCTGAACTGGCAACACATTTGCATACAGCATCGAATATCTCCATAAAAGAAACCGCACCCGAAGAATGCGACATTAGCTTCTTAATCAACTCACCACGCGGACGAAGAGGGGAAAAGTCGTAGCCAATTCCGCCTCCCATCCGCATGGTAGCAGCCGCTTCCCTGGCGCGATCCATGATGCAGCCATGACCATCAACAAAACTGTCTTCGATTGTCCCAGATACGAAGCAGTTGTACGGCGTGACAGCCTTTGTGGTGCCTACGGCAGCTTGAATTCTTCCAGCAGGGAGAAAACGCATTTTGAGTATAGAATCACGAAAAGATTCAAAATGCTCATTATCATCCCTCAAAGTTGATGCAACACGATTCATAGCATCACGAAAGG